ATTACTCCTAATGCTGAAGAGCATATTGTGGAGATTGCACGTGTATCTAGTTCACGTAAGGATAAGAAGACTAATGCAGCAGGCCTTCTCAAATACCTTGTACGCCACAAGCACTGGTCGCCGTTTGAACATAGTCACGCGACGTTCGAAATTGAAACTTCCAAAGCAATCGGAATCCAGCTCATCCGCCACCGTTCGTTTTCTTTTCAAGAGTTTAGCCAACGATATCAAGATGTTAATAAAGTTGGATCCATTTTTGAACCCATCGAGCTTCGAGAACAATGCGAAGACAACAGACAAAGCTCAACCAAAGTAGTTAATCCTATTATAAAGGGAGTAGACCTAAAAACCATTCAAACTACAGCTTTAAACGCTATCAACGGACTTTTAAATAACTCCCATATTCTTTATAATCAACTTTTAGAAGCGGGAGTTGCTAGGGAGCAAGCTAGAATGATTTTACCATTAACTACTACTACTAAAATTCAAATGACTGGATCGATTCGTTCTTGGGTTCATTTTCTTGAATTAAGAGATGATGAGCACGCCCAAAAAGAAATACAACTAATAGCAAAAGAAATTAAAAAACAACTAAAAACAAACCTTCCAGTAATATCGGAAGCCTTAAATTTTTAAAATGATAGAATTTTTTAAACATGCTTTAGGATTATGTGGTGAACATTGGCACCCAAACATTTTTACAATTATCTTAGGTGGGCTTGGATTATCCGCTCCATTTTCGTATATTAAATACAAATTAAACAGTTATGGCAATAAAAATAAGTCACGAAACACCCCTATGTCTATTAAACGATAGTAGACGATTTAATGATTATGACTATTGTCTTCCCCATTTATTGGATGAAGAACCAGGTTATTTAGAATATTTTTTAGAATCTAAAAGACAAGGTCGTTATATTATAATGGATAATTCTCTTCATGAATTAGGCGAAGCCTATAACCATGAACGTCTTGTATATTGGGTTAATGAATTAGAACCTAATGAATTTATAGTACCAGATGTTTGGGAAAATTGTGTAGAATCTATTCAAAATGCTGAAATATGGAATATTTATGATTTTCCTGAAGGAGTTGAGAAAGTTGCTGTAGTTCAAGCAAAAACAATTCATGAAGCTTCACAATGTGTTAAAGCTTATAAAAATTTAGGTTACGGTAAAATTTGTTTTTCATATGGGGCTTCTTATTATAATGATGTTTGTCCTCACCCAAATAAGGATTTAGGTAAAGCTTTAGGAAGACTTTATGTAATTTCAGCTTTAATGAAAATGGGAGATATTAAACAAGATGATAGAATTCATTTATTAGGATGTGCTGTACCCCAAGAGTTTGGGTGGTATGAAGGTATTAATTGCATAGAATCAATTGATACATCAAACCCAGTTATGGCGACATTAGAAGATGTTCAATATAGAAATTATGGTTTATATCAAAAACCAAAAGCAAATATGAATGATTATTTTTATATGTTAAATGATCAAGTTGATTATGATCTTTTAACTTACAATTTAGATGTGTTTAAAATGATAAATAATTTATAAAATGGCAAAACTAACAAGAAATGTAAATTACGCAAATTACAGATGGGAAGAATATGTGTTAACCGAAGAAGAATTAACACAGTGGAAAACGGGTGATGAAGATATCCAACAAGAGATTATAGATAATGCAGATTGGGATCTAGTAAGAGATAAACCAATTGATGATTACAGTGAACCAGAATTTATAGAAGAATAAAGATATGTTAAAAAAACAATCAATAAGGTCTAATCAGACCATTTTTATCAATAATAATGATAAATCAGCAAGTAAAGATGAAATTCTAGCACTTAGTGAATTTTGGACTGATAGAGAAGAAGGATTATTTCGAAAACTTCTTAAACAAGGTGGAAGTACAAAAATACAAGGTACTCATTTTAAAGTGGTTGTTGAAGAAAAACAACTTAAATTACGTGACATGCAATAGCGTTTGCCTATACGCTTAAAATACCTGGCAAATATAAATAAATAAAAATGACACAATTGGAATTAAATTTTAAGGACTCACGACGTCCGAAACACGCAGTAGTATCACTTTCAGGTGGTATGGATTCAAGTACATTATTGCTTAAATGTCTTGATAAATTTGAAACAGTAACAGCTTTATCCTTTGACTATGGTCAAAAACATAAGGTTGAACTAAAAAGAGCAAGAGCATTAGTTGATTATTTAAATAGACAATGTACTGACAATAATTGTTATGGTGGTTGTAGAATTAAATATCAGGTTATTAAATTAGATGGATTAGTTGATTTACTAGATTCAGCATTAGTTGAAGGTGGTGAAGAAGTACCAGAAGGGCATTACGCAGCTGAAAATATGAAAGCTACTGTAGTACCTAATAGAAATAAAATATTTGCTTCTATAACTCAGGCAGTTGCTTTATCAGTAGCAAATAGAACAGAAGAAGGAACATCAATTGCTTTAGGAATTCATGCCGGGGATCATGATATTTACCCTGATTGTAGACAAGAATTTAGAGATGCTGATGATCATGCTTTTAGAGAAGGTAATTGGGATGCTGAAAGAGTAGGTTATTATACTCCTTATCTTAAAGGTGATAAATTTACTATTCTTCAAGATGGAGAAGTATTATGTGAAAAATTAGGTATTGATTTTGATGAAGTTTATGCTAGAACAAACACTTCATATAAACCAACACCTGAAGGGTGGTCTGATTACAAATCAGCATCATCTGTAGAACGTATTGAAGCGTTCATTAAATTAGGAAGACCTGATCCAGTACAATATGCCGATGAAACAGGTCCTGTTGATTATGAAACGGCAAGAATATATGTTGAACAAGTTCTTTCAGAATACGAAAAAGAACAATTAAAAATTAAATAAAATGGAAAATAAAGAATTAAATAAAGAAGTAGATAAAATAGTTAACCAATTAGCAGGTGCTAATATAAAAGAATTACCTGATGCTTACATGCACCAAAAAATCAGTTTTATTAAATCTGGTGTAAGAATTTTAGGTTATTGTTTTATCCCATTTAGCTTGGGTTGGGCAACTGCTTTTCTTATATTGAGTGAAGTAATAGGTATAATCGAAGAATTAGTATAAATTAAATAAATAAAAAATGAATAGAGGAATTTTGTATTTCAGCGCACCATGGTGCGGACCTTGTAAAGTAATGTCTCCTTTGATGGAACAAATGGAAAAACAAGGAAAAATTAAGATGAAAAAAATTAATGTTGATTATGATGCTTCAATGCCTCAAAAATATAACATTAAAAGTGTACCTACTATGGTCTTAACAGATTTAGATGGTAATGAAATTAAAAGAACAACAGGAAATATGTCTGAGGTTCAAATAATGGAGTTTTACAATGGGTAAATTTTCATAGTAAAGTATTTGACGGGTTTAGTACAGTGTTTCGTCAATGGAAAGCTGAAGATACACATTGTAGATTTTTACATGGATATGGTATTAGTTTCAAAGTATATTTTGAAGGTGATTTAGATGATAGAAACTGGGTTTGGGATTTTGGTGGTATGAAGCGTGCTAAAACCCAAATTGAGGGTAAATCACCTAAGGAATGGATGGATTATATGTTTGACCATACTGTTATCATTGCAGAAGATGACCCAGGTATGAAAGGTTGGGAAACTATGAATCAACTAGGAGTAATTCAATTAAGAGTAATTGAAGCTACAGGTGCAGAAAAATTTGCAGAATATATTTATAATAAGCTCAATGATTTTGTATTTGAAGAAACAGATAATAGAGTTAGAGTAACAAAAGTTAAATTTATGGAGCATGGAAAAAATGCTGCATATTATAGTGAATAAAAAACCACTTAAAAAAATTGTATGTTAAAAAGAATAGAAGATTATAATAAAAATCTACCTGTTGTAGAAATTTATACAGCAGTTCAGTCAGAAGGATCAAGAGCAGGTTACCCAACAGTAGTTATTAGAACAACAGGTTGTACTCATCGATGTTATTTTGGAGAAGGTGGTTGGTGTGACTCTTGGTATACTAGTATTCATCCTGAAAAAGGACATTTTAATTTCAAAGACATTATTGAAATGTATGAGAAAAATCCTCATATAAAAGAAATGATGTTAACTGGAGGCTCACCTACTATGCATCCTGCTTTGGTAAATGAATTAACACATTTTGCACATGAAAATGATATTTTTATTACTATCGAAACTGAGGGATCTCATTTCCTCCCCACAGACTATCCTATTAATTTATTATCTATTAGCCCTAAGTTTAGTAATTCTGTACCAGTTGTAGGTGTTTTAACTCCCCAAGGTAAAGAAACGGATGAAAAAATGATTAAAACTCATAATAGGCTTAGACTTAATTATGATGCAATGAAACAATCAATTGAATATCATTCTGATTATCATATCAAACCAGTATGGGACGGTAAGGATGAAGGAGCATTAGCTGAGATTATGGAATGTATTAAAACATTAGAAGTACCTCAACATAAAGTATGGTTTATGCCTGCTGGAGATTCAAGAGAAGCATTATTTAAGTCATACCCAGTATTATTTGATTGGGTTAGGGACAATGGTTATAGAATGACATGGAGACCTCACATTATTGCCTTTGAAGACAAAAGAGAAGTATAATGTCTAAAGAAGAAGCACTTGAAATACTGGAAGAAATATCAGAAAATGTTAGTGTTTGTTGTGCTATAACAATGGAACCAGATGAAGTTTTACTATTAATAGATAAATTAAAGAAATACTTAGAAAATGTATAAATACAATGCAAAATTAGATAGAGTTGTTGATGGAGATACTGTTGATGCCCTTGTAGATTTAGGATTTAATACTTGGAAAAAAGTAAGAATTAGAATGGTAGGGATGAATGCCCCAGAGTCAAGAACTAGAGATTTAGAAGAAAAAGCAAGAGGAATTGCTGCTAAAATTAGATTAGAAGAATTACTAGAAAAAGGATCATTTATTTTAGAATCTCAAGGTGTAGGTAAATACGGTAGATGTTTAGGAATTATATTTGTTAATGAAGTAAATGTAAATAAACAATTAATAACTGAAGGACATGCTGTAGAGTATAATGGAGGGAAAAGATAAAATGCATTATATAACCCAACACCCAATTAAAAAATCAGATTTAGGATTCCATGGAAATTTATTTGGAGGAAAATTACTAGCTTGGTTAGATGCAGCAGCTGCTTCTTATGCTTCTGAGTTTTGTGATACCCCACGAATGGTAACTAAGAGTATAGATAAATGCATTTTTAATAAACCTGCTAAAGAAGGTCAGTTATTAAAAATATATGGTGATGTAAAAAAAATTGGAACTACTTCTTTAACATTATATATGGAAGCACGTTCACATAATGTTTATAATGGAAAGCAAAATGTTATTTTAGCAACAAATATTACATTTGTTAGAATAGATGAAATGGGAGATGCTATCCCAATATCAGATAGAGTTAAATCAAAATTAAAAATATGAATCAATTAATTAGTGCTAAAGATATAGATATCCAAACAAAAATAGTTGCAAAACAAATATCAGATGAACATAAAGGTGATAAAACTCCTGTAGTAATGGTTGGGTTACTTAATGGTTGTTTTGCGTTTTATGCTGATTTAGTACGGGCTATGCCAATTGATGTGGAATGTGATTTTATGCGCGTTAAATCGTATATAAATCGTAAACAAGGCGATATAGTTATTGCTAAAGACCTTGAGACTCCTATTAAAGGTAAGCATGTTTATATTGTAGATGACATTTATGACACTGGAAATACTATGAAAGTTGTTATTGATTATTTAAATGTTAAAAAACCAGCTTCTATTTCAATTGTAAGTTTAGTTACTAGAAAATCATCCCCAACACCTCCAGTTAAAATGTTTAATGCTTTTAAGATTGATAATGAGTGGTTAGTTGGATTTGGGATGGATAATGAAAAAGGTTATTTAAGAAATTTACCTGCTATTTATTCTCTATAATATTTATAATAAAATACTATGGGAAGACCTCTTAAACACGCTACATCAAAACCTGCAAGATCTATGAGGCAGGGGAATATTGCTGCTCGAGTAGGAAAAGGAAATATTGGCCCTACATCTGCAACAGGATATTATAATGCAATTGAACCTACAGAAATTGGTAAGTATGTAGTTTATAAAATGTTAGGAGCTTCCCAAGCACCTTTATCTTTTACTCCTCAAAATGATAATGAATTTTTAAGATTAGCTAATCAAGAAGGAGCAGGAGTTTCTGATGTCACATCAGCTTTAGAATGGTTTGCTGCGCAAAATAATTTTACAGTAGCAGCAATAATTAATTCTACAGGAAGCTTGAACGTTGATCCTTTTTGTATTTTTGATGCATTAGGTAATAACCCATCACCTCAAGGCAAATGGTTTAATTCAGTTGCTCCTTTAGATAATATGAATGTAGATAATAGAGAGCATGCTTTATCTGAAATTGTATGTATGGAAAATACTACTGCTTATTGGGGTGCCCCCTATACTGGTACTATTATTTATGAAATAAATGGAAGTAGTATTACTACAAAGGTATCAGCTACATCAGCCCCTTCTAATGGCTCATTTGCAGCTATTGCTGGTCGTCGCTATGTAGGTAATAAACCAATATCAATTAAAGGTGTAAGTAATGGTCATGCTTTTTGTCCTATTTCTTATTATGGTAAAGAGTGGGGGTATTACTATTCTAGATATCAACCCCCAATAGTATTTTTCTATTGTCTTAAAGATAATACATCTATACAAATTTTTGTAGCTAATTCCTCATCAAGTGGTGGTAGAACCGGAATGGCGAATACTACATTACTTACAACTATTACTGGAAATGAAAATGATGTAGTAAATTATACATTTCCATCCTCACCAGATTATAGAAATTATTATATTACAATTAAATCAAATGAGCCTGTAGTAATGACTGCTAGAGGCACCTTAGGAGATAAATCAATTGGAGCTTTAGCAGGTGAGTATAATTATAGAAGAAGAAATGCATATGAAGCAACTGCTGAAAATACATCACCTTCTACTCAAGCTACTAATGTAGTTTATGATAATTCTTATAATTCTTGGGCATTATCTATTGCAGATGGTTCAGGTGGGGATAATGAAGTAAGTATGCCTTTAGATATGTTAACTAAAAATTATACTTTTGGAGAACGTTTAAATTCTTATTATATTGTAAGTCCTTATGCTAGTAATAATATTACAATTTCTTCTTGGAATGGTGGTAGTTGGGAAATATTCTCAACTCACACAGTTAATGGAACAATAACTAGCCCTGCTTTTGCTGAAAGTGGATCACAAAGTGGTGGTGGGGGTAATTTTAATGGTAACAGATTATGGAAGTTTACAGGTGATGATCCCTTTTACATTGTTGTTAACGATAATGGTAGAGATGAAGAAATGTTATTAGGATGGAATACCGGAGAAGTAGATACATTTTTTATGTAAAAATTTATATTTAGTTTGGAGTTAACCAAACATATTCGTATATTAAATCAAATAAAAAGTTATATTAATGGAAAACAAACGAAGAAAAATTCACGAAGAATTAGAAGTAGTACAAACAGGTTTTGCAAATGGAGTTGCTGAAGGATTTCCCCTAGAACAATCTGAAAAAGATAAAATGATTGATGAAGCAGAAGTAGCTTATGGTCAATTTTTAGATGCTTTAAAATGTGATTGGAGAAATGATCCAAACTCAATGGAAACCCCAAGACGTGTAGCTAAAGCATATGTAAATGATTTATGGGCAGGTAGATATACTGCAATGTCTCCTATTACATCATTTCCTTCTGATGGTTATGATGGAATTATTATTGAAAGAAATATTCCTTTAACATCAATGTGTTCACACCACCACCAAACAATTGGGGGGGTAGTTCATATTGGTTACATAGCAGGAGAAGGTGGTCAAGTAATTGGTTTAAGTAAACTAAATAGAATCGTTGAGTTATTTGGTCGTAGAGGAGCTATCCAAGAACAATTAACATCAGCTATTCATAATGCAGTATGTAAAATTACTGAAGGTAATAAAGGTGTTATTGTTACTATTGTTGGTACTCATAATTGTGTGAGTTGTAGAGGTGTAAAACACCAAGGAGCAGCTATGGTTACAACCAAAGCATCAGGAGTATTTAGAGATAATGATAATTTAGCAAGGAAAGAATTTTTTGACAGTCTGAAGATTAACAACGGAGGACATAATATTTAAAATAATAATAGTTATGAGTAAAAGTAATGTACCATTTGTAAATGAAGTAGAGGAATTTAATTCCACTATGGGTAAACCAAACAATTATGAACCTACAATCCCTGAAAAAAAGGAGTGGCAATTTGTTTATGATTTCATCCTCGAAGAACTCGAGGAATATAAACATGCTTGTGAAACAGGAGATATTGTTGAGATTCTTGATGCTTTATGTGATATTGCCTACGTTTCGTTGGGTAATGGAACTATGCTACATGGTCTTAAGGATAAGATATGGCCAGCATATCAAGAAGTACAAGGGTCGAATATGTCAAAGGCTTGCTCAAGCGAAGAGGATGCACAAGCGACCGTGGAGCTTAGATCAAAAGAGCAAGAGGAACCATGTCACTATGAGAAGGTTGGAAAATATTATATTGTCTATAGAACACGTGATAGAAAAGTGATGAAAAATATTAATTACTACCGCCCGGACCTTAAACAATTCTTTACTAAGGAAGAAATTAAAAATTCATAATTTTTATTAAATTGTGGATATGTATAATCGTATACAAATTTTCAATTATTAATTAATAAAAAACAAAAAAATTATGGCATTTAATCAACCAACGTCTAGCGCAAGAGCTACACAAAACTTCAATTACACCGCAGGAATAAACCCCTCTGATGTAGTAGGAGGAAGACTTAACGACATCGCTGCTTACTTAGGCGAAGTACAAAGAGCAAAATCATCAGCTACAATTACCATCCCATCCGGTATTGCAACAACTAATTTTGAATTAGCTAGTTTCATACCAGCAGGATCTTTAGTATCATCTTTAGGTATTTTCTTTACTGAAAATGTTGCTACGGCTGCAGGTACATTAGCAGTAGGATTTGGTAACGTCTCAGGAGATGTATCAATTGTAGCATCAACAGTATTAAATGGTCCAGGTGACAATTTTAATATTAACTCATTTACATCTACTTCAAGTAAACATAAAGTAGAACCTTCAGGTAATGCAATTGAATTTGCTGCTGGGTCAGAATTATGGTTTGGTAATGCATCATCATTATGGTTCCAATCAATAGTAGCTACAGGTGCATTAGATACACCAGTTGATGTTAAAATAGTAATGGAATATTTAGCAGTTTCAAACGTATAATATAACATTTCTTTAAAATAATTAGGGCTTAACTTGGAGACGGGTTAAGCCCTCATTATATTTACGTCTAAATAGGTTATAGATGTATAAAAAATGTTTTGCACAACGAAAAAAAGGAAATCAATTTTTGATTCACCTTTGGGAAGATACAGGTTATAGTAAAGTTGAATGGACTAATCAAGCTTATGTCGAGTGTGATGATAATCAATCTACTCACACAGGTCTAAATGGAGAATCTTTAAAGAAAATAGCAAATTGGAAGTCAGATAATTCTAAACTTCACTTCCATGATATGACCCCATACCAGAAATTTTTAGTAGAAAAATATGGGGTTAATGATGAACCTTCTACTACCCAAAAAGAATTTTTCTTTGATATTGAAACAGAAATGGGTGATGCTCTTACTGAAGATTATATCAAATCAGCTCCTAAAAAAGTAACATCAATTGCTTGGTACGATAAACAAGTAGATGAATGGGTTATTTTAATTTTAGACCCAAAATCTAAATTAAAACGAACAAAGGCTAAAACAAAGGAAATTATACCTTGTGCTACTGAAGAAGAGTTATTACTTAAATTTCTAGAACGATTTAGAGAAATTGATCCTGATATTGTGGTAGGATGGAATAGTGATTATTTTGATATTCCATATTTGTATTATAGAATGTGTAATGTATTAGGGCAAGATGTAGCACGTTATTTATCCCCAATAGGCTATGTTCGAGAAACCCCTTGGTTTAAGGATCAATATATCCAAATTGCAGGAGTTGAATCTTTAGATTATATGAGACTACATAAAAAGTTTAGTTGGAAAGATGAGCCATCTTTTAAATTAGATGTTATTGGTGAAAAATATGCAGGTTTAAATAAAATTGAATATGATGGGAATTTAGATAAATTATTTGAAGATGATCCACTTAAATTTATTCAATATAACTTTCGAGATGTTGAAATATTAAAAGTATTAGATGAAAAATTAGAATATTTATCATTAGTAAAAAACTTAGCTCATAAAGGTAAACATAATTATAGTGAAGTTTATGCTAATACAAAAACTCAAGATGGAGCAATTTCAGCTTACTTACTAAGTAAAAAAATAGTTCCACCTGCTAAAGATCGTAATCCCCTATCTAAAAAGAATTATGCTGGTGGTTATTTATTCTGTCCTAAGGCTGGTATTTACAATTATGTATTTGATGAGGATTTAACTTCACTATACCCTTCAATTATAATGACTATTAATATTGGTAAAGAAACTATGGTTGGTAGGATTATAGATGCTGACGACAGAAATAATCGTTTAGGGTTAAATGATTTAAAACGTAGGGATCCTGAAGAAGAATTTATAGTAGAGAATATTAAAAGAAGTAGAACAAAAGTTAATGTTGGTCGATTAATTTCTATGATAGAACAAAATGAACTATCAGTATCAGCTAATGGGGTATTATTTAACACAAATCGTGAATCAGTACTATCAACCATATTAAAGAAATGGTTTGATGAAAGGGTTTTATATAAAAACAAAATGAAAAAAGCATATAAAGCCGGGGATAAAGAGGCAGGTGCTGGTTTTCATATGAAACAATATACTATGAAGATTTTACTTAATTCATTATATGGCGCTACGGCTTTAGGGTCATTCCGTTATGGGAATGTTATATTATCTGAAGCTATAACGCTTAGTGGACAGCGAATTATACAGGAATCTGCACTAGCAGCTAATAGACATATGAATAAAGTAATGAAAAATGAAATAAAATTATGAAGCATTTAGAAGATACTCCTTGGTGGATTTGTGATCCTGAAGATACAAATTATGTTGCATACTCTGATACCGATTCAATCTATATACATGCAGAACCATTACTTAGACATTTATACCCTAACTTTGAAGAAATGTCAAGTGAAGAAAAAGATGATGTTTTAGAAGAAGCAGCTTTAAAATACCAAGATATTATTACTGACTCCTATAGTGATCTAGCATCAGATTGTTTTAATGCTAGAGGTAAACATAGACTTGAAATGAAAACTGAATGTGTGATCAGATCAGCTTATTTTAGAGCTACAAGAAGATATGCTCAGTGGATTACTAAACAAGAAGGAATTGTAAAAGAATCACTTGATGTAAAAGGTCTTGAATTTAAAAAAGCAAATTTCCCTCCAGTGTTGGGTAAATTTTTTCACAAGACCTTAGTTGATGTTTTGAAAGGAGAACAACAAGAAGAGATAGATAAAAGGTTAAAAAAATTCAAAACCCAAATATTAGATGGTACAATTCCTCTTACCGAATTAGGTAACCCAACATCCGTAAAAACATTAAATAAATATACTGAACGAAAAGCAAGGGCAGGAGAAATGTTTACAGTAGTAGCTAAAGGAGCTCCAGCAGCTGTAAGGGCAGTTATAAGATATAATGATTTACTTAATTTTTGGGGGTTAAACAAAACCCACCGTCAAATTGCTCAAGGTGATAAAATTAAATGGATTTACTTAAAACCAAACCCATACCAAATTGACGCAATTGCCTTTTTAGAGTGGGATTTGCCAGAAAAAATTCGTATGTTTATTGAGCAAAATGCAGATAGGAAAAAGATTTTCGAATCAATACTGCTTAATAAACTAGAAGGATTTTATAATGATTTAGGGTGGACTTTAAATTTAAACCCTTATAAAGAAATGTTTTTTAAATTTTAAATATGATAAATAAATTAACTGTACAAAGTATAATAGATAAATATTATCTAGGAACAAATGAATCCGTAAAATGGGTTATTGAAAATAACTCACTTAGTATTGATTTTATGACACCTACTAAAGATGTTATTGGTAAAGTAACTTGTAAAGATTTTGAATTAGAAGATAGTAACTTAGCAATTTACGATACTAAAAAACTAAACAGTTTAATTAGTATTTGTAATGGAGATTTACTTTTAGAACTAGAAAAAAGAAATGCAATTTATACTAAGCTAAAAATATCAGATCTTAATTTTAATCTCAATTATGCATTATCCGACCCTTTACTAATTGGTAAAGTTGGTGAAGTAAATGAAGCTGAGTGGGTTGTTAAACTAGATTTAACTCAAGAAGACGTAGTTAATATTATTAAAGCAAAAAGTGCATTAGCACAAATTGATAATATGTTAGTAACAACCACAACTAATTTAGATGGTGAAAATGTTGTTGAATTTGTATTTGGGGATGAATCAGGACATAATAATAAAATCACATATCAAGTATTAGGGGATGTAAAAGAAACAGATTTAAAACTACCATTTAATTCAGACACATTTAAAACAATCCTACAAGCTAACAAAGATATGGATGGTGGACAATTACTATTAAGCAGTATGGGATTAATGAGATTAAATTTTGATTTAGATAATATTTCTTCAAATTACTTTATGGTAAGGAAAGCAGAAACTGAATTTTAACATATGTATAATAAATTGACCTAAGGGCGCACGTTTTATTTTATTAATCGGTGATCGAAAGACACCACAAAACCAAATGATATGAGTACATTATTTTATGAACACACCCCATTCGATATTTTATATCGAAATTTTTTCAAAGCAGATGAGCAATATGCCCCTGCATTAAATTCCAAACAACCACATCCTCTAGACATCTACTACGATCAAGAAGGCATTTACTTCGAGATTGCGTGTACTGGTCTTACTAAAGAAGATATTAACATTGAGATTGAATCTGATGTTTTACGTATTTCTTATGATAAACCAAAAGATGAGGAACCAAAAGATCTATCAGGGTATATTTACCATGGTTTATCTAGAAAGTCATTTAGTTTAGGATATAAAATTGCTCCTAAATTTGACTTAACAAAAATAAATGCTGAAATGGAAGATGGATTATTAAAAATTGATATCCCACTTTCAAAAGAAGCAAAACCAAAAGCAATTAAAATCAAGTAACCTAAATGCGCCTTTAGGTTGGTTTATATTGATTCTCTTCGTATATTCACGTTATAAATAAAAAATAGTTATATGTCAAAAATTACAGATCCAAGGATGAAGCCCTATTACATAGGCAAAGATTCACACTGTTACACAGTATATGAAGTAGTAACTCCACAAGAAAAATATTTAGAAAAAGGTAGTGAAGGTAAAGATTATGAAAAACCTGTAGCCCACTATTCTAGCTTTGGTAATGCTTTGAAAAAAGTTATGAAAGAAAAACTTCATAATGAAACAGAAGAGTATACAAGTATCAAGGATTATATTGAACGATGGGAACAGTTACAAAATGAAATTACAGAAATTTTAACACAAAAACAATTATAATGAAATTAGAAGCACTATTTAATGCTGTTATTGTAAAACCAATAGAAGCAGAAGAAACACAACATGGTAATATCATTGTCCCAGATATGGGGAATGATAAAAACCAAACAGGAGAGGTTATAGCTGTAGGACCCGGCCAAAACACATTAATGGGAAAATTTAACCCAACAATCACTAAAGTAGGAGATGTTGTAGTATTACCTACACAAGGTTTTACTAAATTGCCATATGATGGTGAAGAATATTGGGTTGGGCCTGAAAATCAAATTTTAGCAAAAATTAACAAATAATAATAAAAAAATGGGAATGGATTATAAAAAAGAAATCAAATTTGGTCCGGAAGCAAGGGCTGAATTAATGGAAGGTATTAATACTTTAGCAGATGCTGTTGTCTGTACTTTAGGACCTAATGGTAGAAATGTATTAATTGACAATCAGGGTTATGGAGCAGTTGCTCCTCCAACACACACTAAAGATGGGGTTACTGTAGCCAAAAACATTACTGTGGATGGTTTAATTCCAAATTTAGGGGCTCAAATGGTCAAGACAGCTGCTATTAAAACAGCAGATAAAGCTGGAGATGGTACAACAACATCAACTTTACTAGCACGTGAATTAGTCAAAGCAGGATTATCATCTCTTAACAATGGTGAAAATGCTGTTGAGATTAAAAGAGAAATTGAAAATGCAGTTAAAGAAGTTGTTTCTGTTATTCAAAATAACATTAGTAAAGAAATTTCAAGTGAAGAACAACTCCAACAAATTGCAACAATATCAGCAAATAATGATATTGAAATTGGAAAACTTATAGCAACAGCAATTGAAAAAGTAGGACAGGATGGAGTAGTCCATATTGAAGAATCAAAATCTGGAGATACTTATCTTGAAACTGTAGAAGGAATGCAATTTGACAGAGGTTATAAATCACATTTCTTTGTTACAAACAACTCAGATATGTCTTGTACACTAGATAACCCATTTGTTCTAATTGCTGACCATAAATTCACACAAGTAAAAGAATTACTTCCAATTTTAGAAAGCGTTTCTAACCAAAATAGATCATTATTACTTATTACTGATGATATTGATGGTGAAGCATTAGCTACATTAATTGTCAATAAAGCAAGAGGAATACTTAAAGTATGTGCTATTAAAGCTCCTGATTTTGGAGATAGAAAAAAGCTAACACTAGAAGATATTGCTACCTTAACTGGGGGTACTGTTTTTGATAAAGATAAAGGTATGAAACTTGATAAGTTTTCATATGATTGGTTTGGAGAAGCTCGTACTGTTACTATTACTAAAGAACAAACTACAATTGTAGATGGTAAAGGAGCAGCTGAAGATATTGAAGCTAGAGTATCTGAATTACAATCTCAAATTGATAAAGAAGATACACCTTATATTATTGAACATTTGCAAAATCGATTAGCAAAAATGATTGGTGGGGTATCTATTATTCATGTAGGTGGTTTTACTGAAACTGAAGCAAGAGAAAAGAAAGATAGAGTTGATGATGCACTTCATGCTACTAAAGCAGCATTAGAAGCTGGAGTAGTACCAGGAGGAGGATCAACACTATTATATGCCTCTAATGGTTTAAATGGTAATAGTATAGGTGAAAAAATTGTAAAAGAAGCATGTAGAAAACCATTTACTCAAATCTTAGTTAACGCTGGTAAAACCAAAACTGAAGGAGAAATTATTGCTAATAAATTAATTGAGTCTGGTGATGGATATTGGGCAGGTTATAATGTTAAAACTGATGAAGTTGTAAATATGGAAGAAGCAGGTATTATTGATCCTTCTAAAGTTACAATCACAGCACTACAAAATGCAGCATCCGTTGCAGGTACTATTCTACTAACTGAATGTGTAGTTGTTGATCATGCTGACCAAAAATCTCCAACCCCAGACGGAAACGGACAATTTTAAACTATGGAAAAGAAAGTTGTTGAACACAATGAGTTGATTGCTACTAGAGTACCTCCTGGAGACAGGTGGTCTCTAGTTGGTGATCCAACTAAAGAAGTTTTTAATACTTTAACAGATGCCTTAGAAGCATTTTTCCATCAAACAAATTTTAATGGAGCTTTTAGATTAGATCCTATGAATAGTAAATTATATGCTATCCAATCATCAGAAATTGAGGTTAAAAAAGAAGCACCAAAAGTCTATGGAATGTATGGAGAATTTAGACAGGGAGTTTAAATTTGGTTTTTTAAATAAAAGTTATTATATTCACGTATGAATAAGAATCATAGTTTATTAGTAGAAAAGTATCGCCCCATTAATTTAGAAAATTATGTTGGGAATGAACATATTAAAAAAAGTATTAAACAATATCTAGGACAAAATGATATTCAAAATCTAATTTTTTATGGGCCTGCAGGAACAGGAAAAACAACTCTTGCTAAACTTATTGTTAAAAACCTTGATTGTGAGCATCTTTATATTAATGCCTCAGATGAACGTGGTATTGAAACGATTAGAGATAAAGTGTCAGGGTTTGCGTCATCAGCTAGTTTTAAACCACTTAAAGTGGTCATTTTGGATGAAGCTGATTTTCTTACTATACAAGCGCAAGCTTCTCTCCGTAATGTTATTGAAACGTTTTCGCGTACTACTAGGTTTATCTTAACTTGTAATTATGTAGAACGTATTATTGATCCGTTACAATCAAGGTGTCAAACCCTAAAAATTGTACCACCTAGTAAAGTAGATGTTGTTAGACATTTACAAAAAATTACTGAAAAAGAAAATATTAAATATCAGACTGTAAATGATTTAGCAATAATAGTTAATCAATTCTACCCAGATTTACGTAAATGTCTTAATACAATTCAGTTATCAACTCAAGATAATGAATTAAAGATTGATAAATCTATATTAGTATCATCTAACTATATGTCTGAAGTAGTTAGTGAACTATCAGGTAAAAAATCATGGAAAGGTATTAGACAAATTATAGCAGATGCTAATGTTCAAGATTTTGAAGAACTATATCGTTATCTTTATGATAATGCTGATAAATTTGCTCCTGGTAAAGAAGGAATGGTAGCTTATTATGTTAATGAATATTCATACCAATCTAACTTTAGAATTGATAAAGAAATTAATTGTATGGCCTTAATAAACCAACTGATTACTTTATAATGTACCCCAACAAAGAATACCATAACGAAAAACTTACATACACAAAACAAGGAGATTTACTAGATAGTAAAGGTTTACCTGTTATGATGGAGTGGGAAAGAGATATTATGGAACATGATGCTAGTATTATTTGTAAAAATGGTGGTGATATTCTTAATGTAGGTTTTGGATTAGGTATAATTGATAATTATATTCAATCTTATAACCCAAATTCACATTGGATTATAGAATCTCATCCTGACGTTTATAATAAAATAGTAAAAGATGGATGGTTAGATAAACCTAATGTAAATGTTATTTTTAAAACATGGCAGGAAGTATTAGAAGATTTACCAAAATTTGATGGTATTTATTTTGATACTTGGAATGAAGACCAATTCTTATTTGATGCGTATGCTAATAGAATTTTAAAAGAGGGAGGTATTTATTCATTTTTTAATAACCCAAGAACATCAGATAAAAAGTTAAACCCTTTAACCCAACAAATATTAAATGAAAACTTTGACATAATAACAAACCCTGTAGAAATTAAAGGACCTATAAAAAATGCTGAATCATATTTTGATAAGGACATTAAAACTTATTGGAGTCCTGAGTGTAGATTAAAAAAGAATGAAAAGATTTATTGAATTTGCTCTTATTTGGTATAGTCAACAGATGGCTATTCCATTTTGGATGATTGGACACGTTCATTTATCTTTGAATACATATCAAGACTTACATGAAATAATCGCTAGTGTAGGTTTAAATATTTTAGTAGCGATTGGATTTATAATAGATTTTAAACAAAATAGTAATAATAAAAAAAAGTAAAATGGCAGAACAACAACAACAAATGAATGTAGATGTTAAAAACACTACAATTATCCAAACCCCAGAAGGTGGGGTAGTTTTTCAACAAGGAGTATTACTTCGTAAAGTATCCAAATTTGTAGTAGGTGCTGATGAAGATGCATTAATGCCAATTCCAGTATTTTTTGATCCTTCAACCGGTAAAATACTTGAATCAACAGTACCAGCTGAACTTAGAGAAGAGTATAAAGATTATACACTTGCCTAATGAAGCTTTGGGATTGGTTAGATGAAATAACCGTTAAGAAAACACCAGCATCTCAATTCTCATCTGAGGATTGGGATAGCTGGAATTCTTACATGGTTCATAGATTTATGTCTATGGGGAAGAATAATATAGAAATATCTAACATGGCACAAAGATTCTTACCTACAGATAAAATAGGAATTTATAATTTTTATTGTAATATGATTCCTAGAAAAAAAGTATGGAATAAGTATATTAAATCTGGAGTTAAGGGTAAAAATAAAGAATTAGTTGAAGTAATAGCTAATTATTTTGAAGTTGGATCCCACGAAGCAGATGATTATATTGATGTTATAGGTAAGGATGAAGTTAAAAATATCCTTAAATCTATAGGAATAGAAAAAAAGGAAATAACTAAATTATTTAAAACATGACAACAGAACTATTTAATATGCTTAAAACATCAGCTGAAGCTGATAGAGCTAAAGCATTATTATCACTAGATTTATTAGGAAACAAAGCAACAGGTATTGGAGACCATTCAACAGAAGATTTTTATAAAAATGCTGAAGAAGCACTTATAAAATTAGTAGATGCTGATGATCGACTTAATACTTTAAAAATTTACTTTAACAACAAAACAGTAATATAATGGGAAGTACAGTAGAAAAATATTATGACCAAAAGTCTGCAGAAAAATCTACAATTACTACGGAAACAACAAATACTATAGAGATATTTCAAAGTGAGTATCCTGAACTATCTGATGAGTTTATTAGAATTCAAGCAGAAATGTATGAAATGTTTGCTCGTAAACATATGGATTATGGTTTAAACAATATTGCCTTAGGTGGTGACATATTAAATAATAATGATGATAAAAAGTTTTCATTAACAGGTTTAGCTATTAGACTTACAGATAAAATATCACGTTTGAAAAATCTTTTAGTTAATGGAAGAAATTTTGTAAAAGGTGAAGGAATGGAAGATACATTCATTGATATAGCAAATTACGGTATAATTGGTCTATTAGTAGGCCGCGATAAGTGGAAAAAATAACATGGCTAGAAATACAAGATTAGTTAGTATAAAAGGGTGTCCTATGGTAATATTTGAAGCACCTGAATGCATTTCAGATGAAATTGTTAAGTACAACAATTTTTGGGAATATGAAGTATTTGATAAATGGAAACAACACTTTCCAAAAGAAGGATTAATGTTAGATATAGGAGCTAATATTGGAGGACATTGTATACAATTTCACCACCATTTCCCTAATTTAAAAATATGGGGTTTTGAACCGTATCCTCCTAATTATGAATTATTAAGAGTAAATGTTGAAAATCTTCAAAATGTTCATAGTTTTTCTTTAGGAGTTGGAAGTGGAAATTCTATGGTTCACTTTGGAAATGAATATTCTAAAAATTGTGGATCTGTAATGGTAGTAAATCCGGATGAAAATTGCTTTACTAAACCTTACTCTAATTTTGTTATAGCTTTAGATACCATTAAATTCCCAGAGCCTGTCAAATTTATTAAAATTGATATTGAAGGTCATGAATATTCAGCTTTTGAAGGTGCTAAAGAATTATTATTAAGAGATAAACCTTTAGTATGGTTAGAAGATCATGGTCAACCTTTAGGTGAAGGAGATTCAATTAAATATCTAGAAGGATTAGGATATAAAATGTTAGATAGTTATTTAGAAAGAGACGATAAATCGTCAACATCCTCAGACTTTTTAATGTACCATCCAGACAATGTTTGGTATAAATAATTAGGATACTCAATAATATTTTCGTATATTTACGTCAATAAAATACATAGTTTTGGCTAAAAAAAAATTACCTGTAATAGTTAGAGATATAAGAGAAAATCCCCCAACACCCGTTAATTTTGGTGTTGAAAAAAATATCTCATATTCTCAATTATCAATGTTTACTCAATGTCCTAAAAAATGGTCTCTACAATATAGAGATGGTCATAAAATAAGTGAACAAAGTATTCATATGACTTTTGGTACAGCCCTACATGAGGTTTTACAACATTATTTAGATGTAATGTATGCCAAAAGTGGTGCAGAAGCAGATAGGATTGATATTAATGAATTATTTGAAGATACCTTAAGAGAATGTTATGCTAAAGACTATAAAAAAAACAAAAATCAACATTTTAGCACACCTGAGGAGTTAAGAGAATTCTATGAAGATGGGAAAGCTATATTAGATAATTTTAAAAAGAAAAAAGGTGGTTATTTTTCTAAAAAAGGGTGGTATTTAGTAGGTTGTGAAATACCAATAGTTATGGCGCCTAATTTACGTCTTAACCGCGTTAAATACATGGGTTATTTAGATATCGTAATGTATCATGAACCAACGAATACATTTAAAATAATCGACATAAAAACGAGTACAAAAGGTTGGAATAAGTACACTAAAAAGGATGAATCCAAACAATTCCAATTAATACTTTATAAGTACTTTTTTAGTAAACAATATAATATTCCAATTGAAAATATAGAAATTGAATTTTTTATTGTTAGAAGGAAAGTTTATTTAGATGGTGAATATCCTCAAAAACGTATACAAACATTTGTACCTGCTTCTGGTAGAAATAAAGTAAACAAAGCTACTAAAAATTTAGATGATTTTATAAATAGAGCATTTAATTTGGATGGCTCATATAAAGATACTACATTTATGGCAAAACCAAGCAAATGGAATTGTACATTTTGTCCTTATAAAGAAAATAAAGAACTATGTAGCGCAGTTGGTAAATCTTTATAATCTGCATATATGTATAGACAAATATATTAAAAAATAATAATTATGTCACAAACAAAAGAAATGACACTTACGAGTGTAAAAGTAAAAAGCAATTTATTCGAAAATTTTAAAATAGAATGTGTAAAACGGAAATTTAGTTTCCAAAAACTTGCTGATCGAGCTATATTCTTATATCTTACAGATGAAGATTTTAGGAAAAAAATTAATAATCAAACTAACTTAGAAATTAAAGACTAAAACAAAAATGAAAGAAGGTTATATTAAACAAGATAATAGAAAGAAAATTCTATTGTTAACTGATGATATTAGAGTACATTCAGGTGTTGCGCAGATTGGTAGAGAAATTATTTCAAAAACTTCTCATCGTTATAATTGGTGTCAATTAGCAGGATCAGTCCAACATCCAGAAAAGGGAAAAGTACAAGATATATCAGCAGATATTAACAAACAAGAAGGGATTGAAGATACTTATTGTAAGTTATATCCCGTAGATGGTTATGGAACTAGTGATATTTTAAGGGAAGTTATTAAAATAGAAAAACCAGATGCAATTCTTTTAATTACAGATCCAAGATATTTTAATTGGGTTTTTCAAATGGAAGATGAAATTAGAACTAAAATTCCAATTGCTTATCTTAACATTTGGGATGATATGCCTGCCCCCCAATATAATGAGGAATTTTATGAATCTTGTGATGCTTTATTTGGTATTTCAAAACAAACTACAGCAATTAATAAAATTGTTTTAGGAGATAAAGCTAAAGATAAAATTATTGAATACATCCCTCATGGTTTAGATAATAAAAAATTCTTCCCAATGGTAGAAAAAGATGAGGAGTTTACAAAGTTTAAAAATCTACTAACTAAGGGTGTAGAAAAAGACTTTATTTTACTTTTTAATTCAAGAAACATTAGAAGAAAATCTATCCCAGACGCTATTGCAGCTTGGAAATTATTTGTAGATACATTAACTAAAAAAGAAAAAGAAAAAGTACAATTTATTTTACATACAGACCCTGTAAGTGATGCTGGAACAGATCTACCAGCAGTAATAGATTATATAATGGGTGAAGATGATGAAACTGTAGTAATTTCAAACCAAAAACTCCCACATACTCATATGAATTATCTTTATAATATGGCTGATGGGGTTATATTATTATCTTCAGCTGAGGGTTGGGGATTAGCATTAACTGAATCTTTACTTACAGGAACACCTATTATTGCTAATGTAACTGGAGGTATGCAAGACCAAATGAGATTTGTTGATGAAAATGGAAATTGGTATACTAATTCAAAAGAAATACCATCAAATCAATTTGGTACATATAAAGAGCATGGAATATGGGCACTACCAGTTTTTCCAAAAGCAGTAGGTATGGTAGGTTCACCTATGACACCTTATATTTGGGATAGTAGATGTGATTTTAGAGATGCTAAAGATAGAATTATTGAATTATACAAAATGCCTAAAGAACAAAGATTTACGCAAGGTAATGCTGGTAGAGAATGGGCTTTAAGTGATGAAGCTGGGTTTACAGCTGAACATATGGGTAATAGATTTATTGATGGAATGGAAAAATTATTTTCAACTTGGATGCCTAGAGAAAATTTCACATTTTGGAAAGATACAGATTACAAATCAAGAAAACTTAATCATAAATTAGAATATTAAATGAAGAATACATTTGTTATAAGCGCTCCAGTTGATACTTACTCAGGTTACGGAGCCCGAAGTAGAGATTTTGTGAAAGCATTAATTGAGTCAGATAAATATGATATTAAAATTATCCCTCAAAGATGGGGAGATACTAGAAAAGGATTTTTAGATGATTTTCCAGAATGGAACTTTATGAGAGAATATCTCACCCCTCAACTAACGTCAAAACCCGATATTTGGTGTCAAGTAACAGTACCCAATGAATTCCAAGCTGTAGGCATATATAACATTGGTCTAACGGCAGGTATCGAAACTACAGCATGTGCCCCTCAATGGATTGAAGGGTGTAATAGAATGGATATGATACTTACATCCTCAAACCATTCTAAACAAGTATTCGAAAATACTTCATTTGAGATACAAGATAAAAATACAGGTAAAAAAGGTGAATTAAAATGTACTACCCCAGTAAACGTATTGTTTGAGGGAGCTAATTTAGAAATTTATAAACCGGTTAAAGAATTCACAAATAAAAAGTTATATGATCATATTAAGGATATTCCTGAGAAATTTGCTTATTTATTTGTTGGTCATTGGTTACAAGGAAGTTTAGGGCATGATAGAAAAAATGTAGGTTTATTAATTAAAGCTTTTTATGAAGTATATAAAAATAAAAAAAATTCACCGGCATTAATTTTAAAAACCTCAATAGGGAAGGGATCACATATGGATAGGAGAGAAATACTTAAAAGAATGAAAAGTATTAGAGATACTCTCCCAAAAACAGACAGATTACCTTCAATTTATTTAATTCATGGGGATCTATCAGATGCTGAAATTAATGAATTATACCACAACCCAAAAGTAAAAGCTATGATTAGTGCTACTAAAGGTGAGGGATTTGGAAGACCATTATTAGAGTTTGCTTTAACAGGTAAACCCACAATAGCAACAGCTTGGTCAGGCCATATTGATTTTTTAAATCCTAAATTAGCACCTTTAATGGGGGGTAAATTAAATAACTTAGATCAATCATCAATACAGAAAGATGTACTTATTGAAGGTTCACAATGGTTTGATGTAGACCATCAACATTTGGGTCACTTCTTAACAGATGTTAAGAAAAATTATAAAACTTGGAATCAAAAATCAAAAACATTAGCTGGTAGATTAAAGAAAAACTTTAGTTATGAAGCTATGAAATCTTTATTAATTGAGATTTTAGATGATAATGTTAGTGTTCCAACACAAATTCAATTAAACCTCCCAGAAGTTAAAAAATCTGGATTACCTAAATTAGAATTACCAATACTAAAATAAAATGGACGATTTAAAAACGTGTGATAGATGTGGCTCAGATGCTTGCTATGTACAAGAAGTAAATGAAAAAATAAAAAATTACCAATGCTATGGTTGTGGTTTTATTACTAATAGCTTATTAGTAAAAGATACTGAATTTTTTGAAGAACAAATGGAATTACTCCCAAATCTTTATAAAGAATTAATGGGTGAGGATGATGATGGTAAAATTTGGATGCCTTCAACAGTTAATATGCCTACAAAAGGAATGATATTTGCTAATGGTAAAAGTATTGAAAATTGGAAGTGGGCTGCTGTATTAGCTATACCCGTAAAGGACGAAGAAAAAGAAAAATATCCAATACCAAATAAGGAAGGGGAATTTTATGAGTGGAGAATGGATATGAATAATGTAAAGGAATTCCCAGAAACAGATTATATAGAAGCTTTAGATTATATTGGAATTTTTAACCCTGAGAATTAATGAAAGTATTAGTAACAGGTGGTGCAGGTTTTATTGGTCACAATTTAGTATGGAGACTTTTAGATGAAGGGCATGAAGTTCAATCATTAGATAATTATTCTACAGGTACAGTTAAAAATGAAGTTGATGGTTGCAAATATTGGCATGGTGACATTTCAACAATAACTAATCTTAATAAAGATTTTGATTTAATATTCCACTTAGCTGCTCAATCTAGAGTACAACCTTCATTTGATAATCCAACTAAAACGTTTAGGGTAAATGTAGAAGGAACTGAAACTGTGTGTAAATTTGCTCTTGATATAGGAGCAAAAGTAGTATATGCGGGTTCATCTTCAAAACACCATAATCCAGCAACTTCACCCTATGCTATGTACAAATACTTAGGTGAGGGAGTATGTAATTTATATAAAGAATCATTTGGGGTAAATATTGAGGTTTGTAGATTTTACAATGTATATGGTCCCGGTGAAGCATTAGATGAAAAAAATGGCAATGTAATTGGTATTTGGAGATCTAGGATATCAAGGGAATCTCATATTGAGATTGTTGGGGATGGAGAACAAAAAAGAGATTTTACTCATGTGGATGATATTGTAGATGGATTATATAGAATTGGTTTATCTAATTTTTATACAGGTGAAGCTGATTTTCAAAGGCCATCATCAATTAAAGCTTGGGAATTAGGGACTGGAGTTAATTATTCTATTAAAGAATTAGCAGAAACTTTCCAAAATAAAACAGGCTGCGCCATTAAATTTACTACAGACCAACCAGGTAATTATAGAAAAACTTTATGTACTGATACTACAGCACAGGATATTTTAGGTTGGAAACCTAAAGACCAATTATTATATTATATTAATAATTTAAAATTCTAAATGAAAATAAGCTACGCTATAACAGTTTGTAATGAAGCTGTAGAAATACAAAGATTAATATCATTTCTCCTAGAAAATAAAAGAAGTGAAGATGAAGTAGTAGTACTATTTGATTCTAAAAACGGAACTAACACTGTTGAAGAATATTTAAGATCTCATTCTATTAATGGTGAATTTATTTGGCATAAAAAAGAATTTGAAGGACATTTTGCTGATTGGAAAAATTATTTAACTTCTTTATGTGATGGTGATTTTATATTTCAAATTGATGCTGATGAAATACCCCATCAAACTTTAATTGAATACCTCCCAGAAATTATTGATAGTAATCCTAAAAATGAAGTAATCAGAGTACCAAGGGTAAATACAGTACATGGTTTAACTGAAGAATATGAAAGACAGTGGGGTTGGAGAGTAAATGCTTTAGGTTGGGTTAATTGGCCTGATTTTCAATGGAGAATTTATAAAAATCACCCTAAAATTAAATGGGTTAATAAAGTACATGAAGTATTAGAAGGTTATGATACATGGTCTAACCTAAATGAAGTTGAAGAATTTGCTTTATACCACCCAAAAGATATAGAAAGACAAGTAAAACAAAATAATTATTATAATACCCTCTAATATGAAAATAGGAATAATAGGACAAGGTTTTGTTGGTAATGCAATTTATCAAAAGTTTAGTAAATATTATGATGTTAAAACATATGATATTAAAGGTATGATTCATTGTAATAGTAGTGAACAAGAAACATTAGATAACGAAATAGTATTTATATGTTTACCAACACCAATGAGTGCAGAAGGTAATTGCCATACAGATATCGTTGAAGCAGCTATTAAACGTGTATTTGAATTTGGAGTTGCTAAAACAGTAGTTATTAAATCAACTGTACCCCCAGGTACGTGTGCAAAATGGAATAAGCAATTTAATTCACTTGATGTTGTATTTAATCCTGAGTTTTTAACTGAAGCAAATGCTGTGCAGGATTTTGAAAACCAAACTAGAATTATATTAGGAGGACCAAGACCTGCTACTACTAAATTAAAACAACTATATTCTAAAGTATTTCCTAAAGCAGCTATTGTTAAAACAGATTCATCATATGCTGAAATGGTCAAATATGTTACTAATAGTTTTCTAGCAACTAAAGTATCATTTGCAAATGAAATGTATCAAATATGCGGTGCTTTAGATATTGATTATGATAAAGTTGTAGAATATGCTACATATGATGAAAGATTAGGTAAATCACATTGGAATACACCAGGACCTGATGGAGACTTTGGATATGGTGGGCATTGTTTCCCAAAGGATGTTAAAGCATTAATTCATTTAGCAGAAGAATTGGAATTGCATCCAACTATGTTAAGAGCCACCGATAAGAAAAACAATGTGGTTCGAAAAAATAGGGATTGGGAAAAAATGAAAGGAAGAGCAATTATATAATTATTAAAAAAATGGACAAACAAAAAACAGTATTAATTACAGGAGTAGCAGGACTACTAGGAAGTAGATTAGCAGATTGGATTATTGAAAACAAACCAGAATATAAAGTAGTAGGTATTGATGATTTAAGTGGTGGTTTTGAAGAAAACATTAACCCAAAAGTAGATTTTTGGACAATGAACCTTACAGAACATCCAATTGAAAATTGTTTTGAAGTAAATAATTTTGATTATGTATTTCATTTTGCTGCTTATGCTGCTGAAGGATTATCTCCATTTATTCGTTGCTACAACTATGATAATAACTTAAAATCTACAGCCCGCATAGTTAATGAGTGTATAAAACACGACGTTAAAAGACTGGTATTCACGTCAACTCTCGCAGTATATGGGCATGGTGATGGTGGAATATTTGATGAATCCCAAAGACAATCTCCAATTGATCCTTATGGTGTAGCTAAATATGCTTGTGAAATGGATATTCAAATTGCTGGAGAACAGCATGGTTTAGATTGGTGTATTGTTAGACCCCACAATGTATATGGTATTAAACAAAATATTTGGGATAAGTATAGAAATGTATTAGGTATTTGGATGTATCAACATTTAAATGGTATGCCTATGACCATATTTGGTGATGGTGAACAAACACGAGCCTTTAGTTTTATAGACGATTCTCTTGAACCTTTATTTAATGCTGCTGTTAGACCCGAAGCTAGTAATGAAATTATTAATTTAGGGGGTATTGAAGAAATTTCAATAAATGATGCTAATAAGCTTTTATGTAAAGTAATAGGTGAAGATGCTGAAGTTCAACATTTAGAGGGTAGACATGAAGTAAAACACTCAATTCCAACTTACCAAAAATCAATAGATATATTAGGGTTTAAATACAAAACCTCAATGATTGATGGTTTAACCCAAATGTGGGAATGGGCTAAAGAACAACCTATGAGAAATAGATTTGTATGGCCAAGTTATGAATTAGAAAAAGGAATATATAGTTTTTGGAAAAATGAAACTAAAAAATCTAATAAATAAAAGCCATTATTGTACTATAGGCCATATAGGCAGTGAAAGCGATCTACAACTCCATGAAAGGTACATACTATACAATCTCCCAGTACTAAAAGAGTACAAGGGTCATATAGTAGTAACTAACTATTCAGGAAATTTCCGAAAAGAAAATAATACTTTGTGGAAAAAGTACTTCCCAGATTGTATAATTTTAGATTTGGGAATGAATAGGGGCCATTCATTTGGGATAGCAGACCAGGAAAATGCTATAATTGATTATTGTCACGCTAAAGATATAAAATGGATATGTAAATCTTCTTATGATGTAGTATTCCAACCTACCATATTAGATATTGAAATTGATGATAGTGAATTTTATTATATGAATGGTATTGGTTTTGGGGGAATGGAAAAATA